ATACCATTAATACAGAAACAGAAGACTGGGACGGTTACTTTACTACCACGGATCATTCCGGAGTCTTTGCCGTAAGTATGACTGGCCTGGATACCGGAACCCATATATATGTAAGGGCCTACGCACATAATTCTGCGGGTAAGGGCTTTGGCAGTGAGGTTAGCTTCTATACTGCCGGCGGCGGAGAATATAATATTGGTAACGGTGACGGTGAATTTGTAGGCCCCGGAAGCTGGGGCAGCGTCCTGTAATTTTTAGGATCCCTTTTTTTGATTCCAGAACTCCCGATGTAATTTTCAAAGCTCCATCCAGGCGGCCGGGCCGGGCCGGAGGAAAGAAAAAAAGACCGGACAGAAGAGGACATATGAATATCCGAATATTACTATATCTTCGGAGCCTGATACTCGTGGGAATGGCTCTGGTTCTCGTTGGCTGCACGACAATTACCTGTAACGTGAAATATCAACCACTTAATCCCGCTGGTGCAAGCATTGATTGCACTGTTGAGGTTAACGCGAAGGACGTGGCGAAACTTTCACCCCAGGAGAGGATCTCCTTGCAAAACAAGGAAATCTATAATCAGGATGACTTAGAAACCTTGAGAAATCGAGGCATTAAACCAAGAATAGTTTATTAACCGGCAGGCCATCTGCCCACAACAAGAGGTAAAGTCATGAAGAGGTTTATTTTGGCGGCCATAATAGTATTGGCCATGGTTACAACAGGAATGGCGCAGGGCCTTATGCCCTCACCGGTAATGGGTGGAGGTCAGCAGGCCCAGATGCAGGCGCAGCAGGCTGCCCAACAGCAAGCCATGCAGCAACAGCAACGTGCCCAGCAGAAGGCCCAACAGATCCAGCAGGCGCAGCAGCAGATGCAACAGGACATGCAGCAGGCCCAGGCCCAAATGCAGCAGGATATGCAACAGGCTGCCCAGCAGATGCAACAGGCGCAACAGCAGGCCCAGCAAATTATTCAGCAGGCTCAGAAGCAGATGCAGGACCGGCAGGTACAGGCGCAGCAGAGGATTCAGCAGGTTCAGCAACGTGCGCAGCAGAGAATGCAACAGATTCAGTCTCAACCGTAATATCGACGTAGGATAAGCAGGAAGAAGATAGAGGTGGGTATTCTTGGGAGGGATAGACGTGGGTTGTTTGTAGGGGATCGCCCAGTTGGTCCTAAAATTGCTCCTGGGCGATCCTGGTTGTCATGTCTGGGGTGCCACCCCCTGGGTCCATTTTTGCGGATTCTGATTTTCCAAAAAAGCCGATTTTCGCCGGCGCGATTTTTTCCGCAAGGGAACTTTTTACGGTAGTCTAGTAGGGAATCTAATCAAAAAATTTTAATCATCGAGATCGTGGTGATCCCGACAGGCCCGACGGCTTGACTCCTTTTTTCGATCAGTCATCGGGCCAGGTTTGCGGGTCAACCACATGGTGGGTACCAACGGGTTACGGGGTCGGAGAGGTTTTCTCCGGCCTCTTTTTTTTCTAGGCATGGTTATCTCTTCCGGTTTTTGAATTCCCGCCCACACTCAGGGCTTTCCCGTTGTGGTGGCCCGCTATTTCCTCGTTGGTTTTTGTGGCACAATCCCGTTATCATACAGAGCCTGCCACTCATTTGCGACTCGATTCTCTACGCGTTCCCAGGCTTCCTCTTCAATCCTTAATGCAAAAGATACCGCAATTGCGGCCAGAACGGTTTTTGGAATCCGGTCGTAGTCTTTGAGAATCTTCACATATTCATTGCTTTTGTTTGTAAGATTCATATTCCTTTCCCCTAAGTGTTATCGATTCAAATTGCCATTGATTACCTTCTAAACCCTTGAAAATACGGCGTGTCGGGCCGTGAGTCATAAACTCCATCTCGATCCGCCCACCAGGAATTGCGCCCCAGGTAATGGGGTCCACGATCAATTCTGCGGTCGATTTGACTGTCATGGTGTCGATGTCCGCGATTGCCGTCAAAATCGCGTGACGTGTCTCCTGCGAATCCTGGGGTCACCAGGACAAGCAGGATCAATGTAAGAAGCAGCATCTTCATTTGCTCACCCTTCCCAGCCCAGGTCTTTACTAACTTGGCTATGCTCCGCGTCCGAGGGCCGCTTTTCATCCATAACTTTGGCATAATATTCGGCGGTATCACCCCGAAACATTGGATTACCTAGAGAGGCAAATCTCCAGAGACTGAGCATCTGCCGGTATGTGGCATTGTCAATCCACGCCTTTTGTTTATCTGTCATGGTGTTTTTTCCTTAAAACGTCTGGTCTATTATGTTGCGCAGGCAATCGCCACAAACGCGTTGACCGTCAATTGAGTGAAGAGAATCCACGGGGAATGCTCCACCACAGCCGTGGCAGAATTCCATGGTGTCCTCGGGCTCTTCTAGTGCTTCGCAATCAAAATCGTTCTGGTCCATTGTTGTTTTTCCTTAAAGCAAGGCGTTTCATTTACCCGAGATCAAAATTCCCTTCCGGTGTCGAAAAGAGATAGGATCTCTTTGTCGCGATCATAGAGGGCATCTTCTGCTTCATTTACTTCGTCGCCGCGGAAGGGTGGACTTAGGGAGGCTGTCTCCTCTTCAAGTCTGTACTTCAGCCACTTAACCCGTTCAAGGGTTGTGACTGCAAGATCCGTGGCTTTGTCCTTTTCGTCAACATCGTGGTGGCCGGGATGTCGTAAAACATCAATTGCCCACCATAGTTCCGACTCATGCGGTTTATTGATTAACATTTCGTGTTGATTCTCCTTAAAATGGGATGTAGTCAGGCTCTTTGAGCATTTGAAGCTCTGTTTCGGTGAAATCCTCGAATGCAGGGGCCGAAACTTCACCTTCGATTACAAATATTTCACCATCATGCTCGCATAGGAGCGAGCCGTCTTCAAGACCGGCGTAGTGATCTTGTTTGAATTCCATGGTGCCTCATCCTTTTGTTGGTCTGATTTTTGAAGCGGTAAACTCGTCAAGCTTCGGCCTGCGCTCACTTACCACTTCCACGATCCGAATGCCCTCGGACGTGCAGAGGCTCGTCAGTTTGGCCATAAGCTCGTCCGGCATCATTTTGTTGCTTGTATCCGCCAGAATTGTCCATCTCATAGAGATTCCCCTTTAATCATGGATGCCACAACGGGTGCGCTGTACCGGGTACCGTTGCGGGTAAGCAGGCCCTGTTTGGCCAGCCTGCTGCTGATTTTGCGGAGGCTGTAACCCTCCCCGTGCAGGATTTTGGCCTGCCTTATAGCTTCTTGCTCCCCAGGCTCAACCTCAAGGGTCTTGCCGTTGGCTCCGAGCCTTTGACCAATAGGGATAAACCTCGACCTGCGCTCCCCGAGGGTCTTCTTATAAGCCAGGGCATCCTTGGTGCGCTCACCTATGATGTTCCTTTCCCATTCGGCCATAGCGGCCAGGATCGTGAAAAACAGCTTACCGTTGCTCGACTTTGTGTCGATCTGCTCCAGGGCACTGCACAGGGCCACACTCTTTTTGTCGATAACCTCGGCTACGTTTAGGGCCTCGCGAGCATTTCTGAACGCACGGTCGAGCTTGTAAATCAAAACATGAGAAATTTTGCCTGTAGCCACGAGGCCCAGGACTGCTTGAAGGCCAGGCCGGTGCTTGATGTCTTTGGCCGACTTGCCGTCGGCGTAAATCCCCGCTATGTCGATGCCCAGGAAATTGGCATAGGCTTTGAGCTTGGCCACCTGGGCATCCATACTGATACCGTTCTGTAGCTGCCCCTGCGTTGATACCCTGATATATCCCAGGGCCACAGGGACAGCCGACGTTTTAACTGCCATGATTCCCCCTCGCTATGTATCCAGCGCCTTATCTATGATGTTTTGTTTTTCGACGAGCATCCTGGCCATTTTAGCGTCAAGGCTTCTATCGAAAACCAGGTGCATTACTGAAACGCATTTCTTTTGGCCTATTCGATGCAGTCGATCCTCACATTGTGTGATTGTGGCCGGGGTCCAGTCCAACTCCGCGAAAACGACGTGAGAGGCTGCCGTGAGCGTTATTCCCGTGCCGGCCGCCATGATACTGCCCACAAACACTTCACAGGTCGGATCGGATTGAAATCGGTCAATAGCTGCCTGCTTTTTCTTGTCTGACATTCCGCCATACAACAGCAGGACTGCCGATTCCTTGAAGTGCGCCTTGATTTTCTCCAGCACGTCTCGATGGTGAGCAAACACCACCACCTTGCCGGATCGGTTATCCAGAAACTCCAGGACAGCCGAAACCTTCGCCAGGCCGACCTCGTGGCGCAGCTTCGATATCTCCGACAACCCCACCTTTTCGCCTTCTCTTAATTGCGCCACGGCCGCATTGTAAGCCTCTCGGTTCACTGACTTGGCTGTCTCTACGTCTGCCCTCAAGGCTTCCATCTTGATCTCGTGCCGCTCCCAGGCTTCCAGTTCTGCCCGAACCTTTGCCGTTGATCCATTCGCGGGCAGGTCGATTATCTGCCGGATCTTCGGCGGCAAGTCGATTAATACCTGGGATTTCAGTCGGCGCACCATAACCGTCTCGCGGAGCTTCTGCTGTAACTCTTCAAGGTTTTCCGCTCCGTTGAAGGTAGTGCCGCCAAATTCATTTTTCTCTGCCCCACAGTATCGTTTCGTAAAATACTGCCAGTTATTCCAGTGAACGGGGTCCAGGGCATGAACGAGGGGCCACAGTTCAATCGGCTTATTGAGGATTGGCGTCCCAGTCAGGAACATGCGCCGGTCGGCGGGAACGGGGCCGATATCCATAACAAATCCCGCTATTTTGACTCTTTTGCCCAGGATAAACTTTGTGCGTCTTGCCGTAGACGATTTCATGTAATGCGCCTCGTCACAAATCAGCGCATCCCATTGTTTTGACCGCAGTGCCTGCCAGTGCCTGTGAACTATATCGTAATTAATTACGGTAAAGTCCGCATCCACCCAGCCTTTCTTGGCATTGACGATACCGATGGTCATCGGCCGAACAAGCCACTTCTCAGCTTCCCTTGCCCAGTTTATTCGCAAATGTGCCGGGCAAATCACCAGAACGTGCTTGATTTGCGGCAAGCAGTTGATCGTCAAGAGCGCCTGTACGGTCTTCCCGAGACCCATTTCATCGGCCAGGAGAGTATTGGCGTTATCCACCATGTAGGCCACTCCAGCACGCTGAAATGCCATCGGTTCTTCCCCCTCGGGAACAGGTATCTCGATATCCGCCTCGATGGCTCTCGACAGGTCTACTAAACGTCGATGTTGGCTATAAGCGGGGCCAAGTATGCGTCGCAGGTCACCCTCGGCGTATTCGGCCAGCTTGGCCGCGTTCTCCAACGACGGGGTCCACCATTGCCGCCGTTCACCGTCCCAACGAAACCCGGCTCGCTTGGGAACGTCCCGCTCACCGTAGCTACACTGAAACACGTAATACGTGCCCTGTTTGGTCAGTCTCATGGCTTAAACCTCCGATTCTTAAACCAGAATACGGTATCGGCCAGGAGCTTTTGAAAAGTGATCAGGTCGCGTTCATGCTCCCCGCGAGGACATCGTGTTTGCCTGCCGGGATTGTATTCTGGGTCCAGGCTGTCCACGGCATCGTGGTCCCGAATGCAGTGCTTTTCGTAGCGGATATTCGCCACGATCACCTTAATCAGCCGCACAAAAATCTCTCGTCGTGCTGGGGTCATTTTGTATTCTCCATTGTTGTTGTGACATTAACATCCACGGCTGCACCGGACGCACCAGGAGCTATCCCCTGAAGTTTCCGATGCAGAATGTCGATGTTATTGTTATTCAGCCGTAGCTAGGATCAGTAGCGCATACATTTCTGCGCACTTTTTTGCTTGCCTGCGGTAGGGAAATTCGCCCAGTTGGAA